ACCTAAAAAAAAAAATAAACCCGGAGAAACAACCTCCACATATGGAAGCCACAAGAACTCCCGGAAGAAGTTATTTCACGGTAGATGAGAAGACTCTGCAAAGAATTATAGACGAAAGGCATGGAACAGGTGTTGTTCACATTAAAAAGAACGGGCAAATTAAGGAAATAATTGAAATGAAAAATAACATAGGCTATAATGTGGGTGAAAAACAAGAAGAGACTAATAGGTTTGTTATTCATTATTCAAAGAAGAGAACTCATGCAGTTCCGGCTAGGAGAAACGACGAATGGATTTAGAAAAGTATTTGTTTAAATATGTAAGGGTTGATACCATATATGGTGATACCATAGTTGGTTATGTTGACATGTTTTGTAGAGCAGAAGAAAATGGAGAACCATATTTTGACAGCATCGGAATAATTCCAAGCAGGGCTGCACGAGCAGGAATAGAGTTAGACGAATCTGAAATAAAATCAATAGAGGAAATATAATTATTTATAGCAATGAAGACCTCCGTCGGTACAGTTTAGATCCGTTTTTAATTTATTACTAAAGGAGGATGAGCATAAGTGATAGAAGAGCCAAAATGGTATAGAGAGGAAGAGGCAATACTGTATTCAGAATACATAAATTTACCTTTAGATGTGCTTCCGGACTGGAGAGATTTTATTAAGGAACATGGAACTAAGAGATTTGTAGAGTATACGGATGAAAGCGATAGGAGATATGCAGAATTGGCAGCTAGAGGCATATATGAAGATTGAAATTTAATCACATAAACTGATGAGAATACACCTTTTAAATGAATTTATCCGGTATTATGCTAAATTGAGTTAGGTGTAGGCTAATTGACAAATTCCCGAAGATATGTGACAATATGACCGGAAGGTAATCGTATAGGAGGTATACAGCCCTACGGGGAAAAGGCCGGTGCAACTCCGACTTACTTTCCTATAAAAATGGAAGTTTAGAGACACTTAATATAGGTGTCTTTTTTGTTATGTGAAGTTTTAATTATTTAGAATCATGCATAATCAATATGGTAGAGCTGTATAGCCTTCTTACTGTAGTAATATATTTTTATTAAATGTAATCAAAGCAAAGAACGAGTTGAAGGTTAAGAAAGCATTGTTTGAAAGTCTATGAATAGATGATATAATGGATATAAATGTCAGAATGAATTTAAGTTGATGATAAATTTTAGGTATATGTCCGTGAAAGCAAGAAATTGATTGAAGGAGTTGTGTTATGAGTTTAAGAGATGAGTTTATGAAGTTGAAAACCTATGAAGAGTGGGATACAAGAAGAGAGGAATTTAAAAGATAGAGAGATTATAGATTATTTAGATAGTTTATATCCAAAACTACCACATAGTATTGGATACGAAAAAGGAATATTTACAGAAGTATACCCTAAGCCTAAAGAGGGAGAAGATATGAAAAAAAGGAGATGGAGGTAGGTTATATACCTGATCGTGAGCTTTGTAAATAAAGGGTGATTTGAATAAAGAAATGAAGGTTAAATGGCTTGGTAAAACAGTTTTTTTGGTATTAACAAATAATAAGATTTATGAGGTAATATCTATAGAACGTGGTTGGTATAGAATTATAGATGACTCAGGTGACGATTATTTGTATCCTCCTGATATGTTTGAAATCGTCGAGAGGGATGACAATATTGTGGTAAAGTAATTCTTACGGAGTGTAGTATATAATAATGAAATTTTTTTTACTTAAAAATGATAAAAACAGAATTTATTTTCGGAATTACGAGAGAATTTCGGCAGAATAGGAAACTTTTCTATATGCAGAATGCACGGACACTATTGAGAAGCTGTTAAAGATATTTGAGTGAGGTGAATATGGCAGATAACATAAGTATTGATGGAATATCCTATATTGTGGGAAGAATAGTAGAAAGAGCGAGAGAAGCAGTCGAAGAATCAAAGGA